AATAGTGTCTGCTTTCAAGTTCCCAGACTTATCTCTGCAGTCATCTTCTAGGGAAGAGGTTGTTGAAGCCCATGTCGGCGACTCATACTCTCTTGACTCAATAAACCTTATCATAAGAAATGGTGAGGTTATTCAATTACTTGATGTGTTGATGCAGGTTCAGATTTATGAGGATATTTTTAACCCCACTATTTCTGGTTTCGTTGAAATCTCTGATTATGTTGGTGGTCTGGAGAAGTTTCAATTAACAGGCGGTGAATTAATCAATATACGTATACTCAAACCAAACTCAACCGCTGTAGTATTAGATAGAAGTGATTTAGTTGTTCACACAATTAGTCCGGGCCAGTTTGAGGCGAACAATACTATCAAGTATCGTTTAGAGTTTACTACTATCAGTGCCATTCGGTCTCAGAAAAATCGCATATACAAATCTTACAGGAACACACGAAATATCTCTGATGTTGTTAAGGATATGTGTGGTACGATTAACTCACCAATCAATATTAAAGATGATTTACCCATATCTTTAAATAAAACATTTATTTCGCCTGGATATACACCTATTCAGGCAATAAACTATCTAGCAAAACGTGCGTGTGCTTCTGGTGATTATTTCTTATTCTTTGAAAGGGCTAGTACTGGTAGAGTTTTTGCTGGTATTGACAATCTAAGAAGTCTTGCGCCTAATGTAGAAGAAATGTACACAATCTCATACAACCCATCATTGTCTTACTTAGAAGGTGAGGGTGGAGAATCTAATATGAGAACTGAGGTTGTAGAACTTGAGAAGAACTTTAATCATATGATCAATATGAATAAAGGTATGTACTACAGTAAACTAACCAATGTCAACATTGCAAGAAGAACTTATGACACGTTAGACTTTGATTATCGTGATGGGTTAAATGATTTTTATGTTAATGACTTATTAAACGAACAGTGTGAGTTTGGTAACTTAACCGTTGACCAGAAGCCTGGTGAAAGAATGTACATTCCTGCGATCAACGATCCGATGTACGCAAAAACTTCTTGGATCAAGAACGATCTTCATGGTGCACTGTCAATGTCCGGTATGAGAACCAAGGTAATAGTTGCTGGTTCGGTTAACCAACTTGGTGCTGGTGACATTGTTTATCTCAAACTTCCAAGTGACGAAGAAAAGGCTTTTGATGCTGGCGCATCCGAGGTTTCTGAAAACAATATGTACTCGGGTAAGTATTTTGTTACTGCGTGTAGACATGTTATCACAACAAAAACATATGTCAAGCAATTAGAATTATCTAGAGGCTCGGTCAGACAAACTCTTGTCGGAAATGTTCCTGCAATTGAATCGGATGTTGCGGCAGATCAGATTTCGCCAGAAGAAGCATACGCAACTAACGTATCAAAATATATTAACTACGATCCTACAGAGACACCAGAAGAAGTAGAACAATCACCAGAACAACGTGTGATTGAGATTGAACAGAAAGAGGCTGAAGTAGTCGAACAAGTTGAAGCTGAAGAAGAATTCACTCCAATAGAACCTGTTGCAGACAGAACAGGATTGCAACTTGGCAGAGGTCCGTATAGTTTCTACTTAGATTCTAGAATAGATATGAGTCTGATCAACAAGTATATTAATGGTCAAGTCTATGGTGAACCACAGTTGTATAACTATTCACCAAATCAAGTAGTCTCTACAGCACCATTAACAGACGAAGCTAGACAAGAACAGGCCAACGCCATTAACCCAGAAACAACTCAGATTGTAACAACAGGCAGCACATCAACCGCAATAAATACTGGTGGTATAAACGTAGACTTAAGTCAAATTGATATTGATATTAATGTGGGTGGTATATTATAATGTTTTTGGGTAAAGATGATTTCATATGGTGGATTGGTGTTGTGGAGGATAATTATGATCCTGCACTTCTTGGTCGTGTTAAAGTAAGAATTTTTGGATATCATTCAGAAAAATACAAAGAAGAAATTAAAACCGAAGAATTACCTTGGGCTGCCTGTATTAATGCACCCAATGTTCAAGGTGCTTACGGCAGACCAAATCTAGGCGATTGGGTAATTGGTTTCTTTATGGATAGTCACGATGCACAAGAACCAATCATCTTTGGCGTAATTCCAGGCAATATTAGATCTAGACTCGGCGGGTTAACTAATCAATCTTTTTCAATAGAAGCAAGAGAGTCATTTCCATCAGTATATGTTAATTCAGAATCTCCAGCTGACACTAATAGAAATTCTTATTTACAAGAGATAGATCAAAAAGTAAGATTGAGAATAGATCCTGATGCTGGATTGACATTTAAACCTAGATTAGAACTAAAAGATCTGTTAACAGGAACTGGCTTAGAAATATACTCTAGTGATCTCTATCCAACAAAACCAGAAAAAGAATATCAATACTTGACATTGACTAATTCTGGTAGTAGAGTAACACTAACAACAGACACAACGAATAATGTATCGTCAATTGAGATAACATCCGATGGCGAAATAGTAATTAGTGGCAAATCAATTAAATTAAAAACACCAGAAGGAACAGTTGACGTTAGTAATTTGATATAAATATTATAAATAGAGTATGACATATCATTAGGCTACACCGCGATTATACCATCGTGTCAAGCGAATGTCAAGCGTTTTTTGTAAAAAAAGGAAAATATTATGGACAATCACGAAATCTTTGTTAGTTTGTTTGACACATACTTACAGGAAAGAGAAAAGTTTCTAGAAAAAGGCGTAAAAGTATCGGCAACAAGAGCAAGAAAGGCGTTGTCGGAAATTGCAAAAGTAACTAAAGAATTGCGTAAAGAAATCCAAGAGAAAAAGACATCATAAACAATGGCACAAGTACTTTACTCGGACTTACCTCTTAACTTTGTTGCAAATCCTAACACGGGTGACGTAAGGGCTGTGTCTGGAGAACGAGCGGTGAAGAGCGCTCTGCAAAATCTGTTAAGAACTCCGGTTGGTTCGAAGCCATATAATCCGTTGTATGGAAGCAACGTTACTGATTATTTGTTTAGACCTGCAGACAATTTGACAGAGACGGAACTTATAGATGACATTGCAGACTCAATCACTAGATTTGAACCAAGAGTTCAGTTAGTTGCAATTGAAACAAATATGAAAGACTATGGTATTGAGATTACGATTGAATATTATGTTTCAGGATTTACACAATTACAAGAATTAACCACAGTAGTAGACAGAGCATAACATGGCTAACGAAACAAATCTAAAAGTTGATGGTTTAGAATATTCAGATATTCGTGCTAACTTACTTAACTATTTAAAATCTCAGACAGAGTTTCAAGATTATAACTTTGAAGCATCGGGTTTGTCAAGTTTACTAGACCTTCTCGCATACAACTCGTATCACAATGCATTCTATACCAATATGGCGGCTGCAGAGTCTTTCCTAAGCACTGCACAAAAAAGATCGTCTGTCGTTAAACACGCCAACACACTTGGATATACACCAAGATCTACTACATCAGCAAAACTGCCGGGCACACTCACAGTAACTCCTAGTGGTACTCCTGCTGCGGTGAATATTCCCTACGGAACTCTTTTTAGTACTATCATTGACGGCACAACATTTAACTTTACAAACACAGAAGCCTTGACTATTACACCAACAACTGGTGTTTATAGTTTATCCGGAATCACTCTTTTTGAGGGATTACCAACTACAGAAAAATATACATACCTTGAATCATCACCAAATCAAAGGTTTTTGATCAACAACACAAACGCCGACACATCAACTCTTCGCGTTCGTGTTGTTAACTCACTAACAGATTCTACAACAAGAACATTTGTTGCAGCAACTTCTGTTATCAACCTAACAAGTGAGTCTCTAGTATATTATTTGTCTGAAGTAGAAGACGGTAAATACGAGGTTAAGTTTGGACAAGGTACGCTGGGTAAAAGTCTGGATGATGGTAATGTCGTTTATTTGGATTACGTTGTTTCTAGTGGAGCATCTGGGAATGGCGTCCTAAACGTAAATCTAAAATCGTCTGTGTCTGGTGTTATTAGTGCAACTTACACAGCTACGGCATTTTCATCTGGTGGAGAAAACGCAGAATCGGTAGAGTCTGTTAAGTTCAATGCACCAAAGACATATGCATCACAAAATCGTGCGGTTACTGCCGAAGATTATTCTGCGTTGGTCTCACAGCAAGCTAACGTGTCTTCCGTTCTTGTATGGGGTGGTGAAGATAACGATCCTCCTGCATACGGTAAAGTGTACATTGCTGTCAGACCCTCTGTTGGTGAAGTACTTACTCCAACCGAAAAACAAAACTTAATCAGTAACGTTATCAACCCCAAGAAGGTTTTGACGGTATCTACTGAGATCGTAGATCCAGAATATATCTTTTTGACTTTAGATGTTGTGACAACATATGATCCAGAACAGACTATTTCCACAGAGTCTAATATCAAAGAAGTTGTTGCCAATTCTATTACATTGTATAATAGTCAAAAGTTGAATCAGTTTTCACGTTACTTTAGATATTCGGAACTGTCACGTCAGATTGATACATCAGAACGATCTATCCTCAGCTCTGACTTGACTGTTAAGATGAGAAAAGAATTTGACGTACAGTTAAACTCGTCGGCGAAGTATGAAATCAACTTCTCAAACCCAATCAACAGTACGACAGAAGGTCGTCCAGCGTCACATCCATATAACGTAGGTAATCAGATCACATCAAACTCTTTTAGTTATGGTGGATTTACAAACTGTTACCTTGAGGACAACGCTGGGTTGATTCGTATTTTCCGTCTGAACGAATCTGGCGATGCACTGGGTGTTGCGCAGAACGTTGGTACAATCAATTATGTAACAGGTAAGATTACACTTGACGATTTCCAACCAACAGCAATTGGAGACGGTGGTGTAACCTTGAGAATTA